AATTCCTTGGACTCCCTGAGTCCCTACCCCAGTCGTCCCCTGAGTTCCTGTTGTTCCTTGGCTACCTATCGTACCTTGACTTCCTGTTGTTCCTTGGCTACCGACTGTACCTTGACTGCCAACTGTGCCTTGTAATCCTTGGCTACCGACTGTGCCTTGTAATCCTTGGCTACCGACTGTACCTTGTAATCCTTGGCTACCGACTGTTCCTTGACTACCTACTGTGCCTTGGCTACCTACTGTGCCTTGACTACCTACTGTGCCTTGACTACCGACTGTTCCTTGTCTGCCGACTATTCCTTGACTACCCTGTATTCCTTGAATGCCTACTAAGCCTTGACTGCCTTGAATACCTTGTAAACCATAAGCACCTTGAATACTTTGTAATGAAGTTTCAACAACAGATGCCATATTTAGATTTCGTGCATCTATTTCAATTTTAAATCCTTTACTTGTGCCAAAACCAATAGCTTGTTCAACTAATGTTTGTTCAAATGTTGGAACAACTGTGATAGCACCCGGAGTATCGGCAGATAAATAATAATACATACCTACTTCAACTTCAAATGGTAATATTTCAGGAGCAATATAACCTTCACTCATGTATTTGAATGAATAATCATCTATAACTTCTGTTACAATTCCAATAGCCGTTGCATTAATTAAAGAATCCGCTTGTGCCAAATAATATTCAACATCTGTACTACCAGAAGAACCGGATGAACTATATTCTGCTCGTATAACATCACCTACTTGGAAACCATGTGGTGTTCCTATTTCGGCATCTTTTAATACATATCCTTCAGGATCATCAATAGCAGGAATATCTCCACCAATAGTTTCAGGATTTGTTGCTTCAGTATCTGTAACTTCTTTAATTGGATCAAAAGTACCTGAATAATCTCCTATAATTAATTCTACTAATTCTAAATCTACTTGTCCAGTTCTTATATTTCGTTCATAACTTGTAATAGCATAATATTTCGACTGAATAATTAAAGTATTTTGAAAATGTATTGTATAAGCACGATCAATTATAGTACATTTTAAAAAATTCTTATACTTACCCCGATTTACTAAAATCATACGAGAACTAAGGTCCACTATTGGAAGACCTTCTGTATGCCCATAAGAATTCCATTGTTTTGTTGGAACAGGGTCAACCCCTCCATCTAAAGTGATTAAAGCAGCACTATCATAAATGGATACAGCATCAAACAAACTTAAACTTCTTTCAAGGGATTTATATCCTTTAATTTCAGTTTGAACTTGATAATAGGATGGCCCAATATTTATTTTAGTAGGATCATAATCAACATTTGCAATAGGATCAACAACAAGTATTTCAAAATTTCTTATTTGAATAATTAATTCATCAAAATGATTTTTTCCATCTATTGAATCAACTTTTATTTCAACATTGTAATCAACCGTTCCGGCATTTTGTATTGCAAAATAATCCCTTGTATCAAGATTAATATAAGAGTCATAAAATTTCCAACATTCATTAATTCCACCAGTATAAACATAAGGAGATTTAAGATCAATGTATTTTTGCCATATACCCCCTTTACTTATACGGACTTTTATACGAAGATCACTTAATTTTCCATCCCTAATAAATCCATCATGTTTAATCCATTTAGTTAAACGAAATCCAAATTTTATTCTTAAATATTCTTGATGTGTTACAGTAATATCTTTAGTTATTGAAATAGGATTATTTAATCTTATAAAAGGTTGATTTGTATCCTTTACAGTTGCAGTTAAATAACCTTCAGCAGATGTATAATGATTAAACCAAATTGTACTTTCTTTACCACCATCCCCTGCTTGTGAAAAATACCATACAGTATCCCAATCTGTAAAATCAGTTATAGAACTTGTAGCACCTTTACTTTCTATGGAAGTTAATAATGATTGTAAAGGATGGATTTTTTGTTGTTCAACATAAGGACTAAATAAATAATTAGAAATATCTAATATTAAATTACAACTACTTCTTGAACCTATTGAAGTACCATCAGTTATATCAAATAATAAATAATAACTTTGTAATTCTAAATGATTTATAATATAATAATAACCGTTAGCTTGAAACAATTTACAATTAAATGTTTTTAAAATCATTTCAAGAGCATCCCATACTTTTAAAGGTTTTATTATTTTCTTTTCTTCTGATACATCAATAGAATAAAATCTACGGGCGTTACAAAAAATTCCATTATTTCCATAAAAAGGGTGTTCAGAAGATGATTGATAATTCTTTTCATATATATTGCATTGTATGAAAATATTAAGATTAATCCCTGTTTGCCTTAAAAAATTAGCAATAAAAACAGATAAAAAATGATGACCTGTTTCAGGATCAACATACGGAATATTTACATCTATATCTTTCAATTCTGCTAAACCATCAGTAGCAGATAATTCAATTTCAATATAAGGTGGATTTGTTTCAAATCTTTTATACATATTTTCCGGTTTCAAAAAACCATAAAATATCGTTGAAGAACCTTTTTTGAAACGAACATAGTAATCCCTATACTGACTATTCATTAAATCTTCAATAACCTCTACATCTTCTCTTGGAATATAAAATTTAAAAGTTAATTCACTACCTTGGATATAAGTAAAATCCCATTCATCCTTAGACCCGCCTAAGTGTCGAATTGAAATAGGTTCGGCATCTGCATAAGCAATTTCATACGATGAATAATAACTTTCAGTACGATATATTTCAAGTAAATATTCTACTTCTTCTATATCAGTAAATCGGTATATGATTCTATCATATCCTGCACCACTTGAAAGAGGTGGCTGTTGTGTTATTGTTCTAAGGCAGCCCATTAGAATGAATTTTTAAATCTTCGTTCAATTTCTTTATTTATATAATAGATGTCTTTTCCACGAATAACACCTTCAACAACTACTTTAACTTCCATCTCACGATTCTCAAATTCAGGAAGTTTATGTGGTGGAACAACCATTTCACCAGAACTTAACAATGCAGGGTAGGAATCATTTGGATAGCCTTGTGGTACAATACCCCCACGTGCCATTTTGGACATTGTACGTTCAGTATCTTTTGCAGCATCACTATTTTTCTGCATTCTTGCAGAAACGTAAGTTGCTATTGCTGTAATTCCAATACCTGCTGCTAAATACTTAGCACCAATAGGAAGTCCTATTGTTAATAACAATGAACCAAGTCCAATTAAAACTGAACCTATTTGTTTTACAATGCTTATTAAACCTTCAATTAAACCATCCCAAGCATCTTTAGAACCAGCAGCAACTTTTCCAATAGTTTCACTAAAAAGTGTTGCAAAACTTGCAATAGCATCCATTTTTAAATTACGCATTTCTAAAGCAAGTTGTGCTTGTGCTGCTTTTTCAGTTAATTCATCAAGTTGATTTAATACATTATCAAAATTTTCATCTTTTGGTCCTTTAAGCAAATTACGTCTTGCCTTTGCAAGTAATTCTAAACGATCACGTCCCGTTTCCGCTGAATCACCAAGAGCCTTTACTTTTTCTATAATTTCTTCTATACTATTAGTAACCTTTGTAGAATCTGCTTGTAATTGTAATGCTTTATATACTTGTACTAAACTATCATAAAGTTTCTTTTGTTCTTCTGTTAAAAATCCAACTAAAGAATCTATTAATTCAATCGCTTTTCCATATATCGTTAATTTAGAATTTAATGGGTCAAAAGCTTCACCCATATTATGTGCTTTAACTGATAAATATCCAAGTTTTAATCCAAGGTCAGTCATTATTTCATCAAAAGTATCAATAGTAGAAATATCATTATATAATGAATCCATACTATCTTCTAAAGACTTAAATAAATCTTCTTGACTTTTTTGAGTTGATTCATATACATCCTTTACTAATTGTAAACTATTATAATAAGCAATAACATCTTTAGCTTGTTTTGTTCCAATAGCACTTTTAAATGAATCAGACGATAAATTAGTAAATCCTTCAAACAAGGTATTAATATTTTTTAAAGTATCTTCAACAGGTTCAAAAGATTTTGCATATTCGGGCATTAAATTTTGTTTGTTAAGAATAGCAGTAATACTTTCATCATAGGCTTTCCATAATTTTTGTAAATCAGTTAATTTTTCCTTAGTTCCACCTAAGAAATCATCAGTCCCACCTTCTTTTACTTGTTTAAGTTTAGGTTCTAATGATTCAATTACTTTTTTAAGTTCAGGTTCTACCTTACGTAATTCATTAAGTCCTGTAACACGAAGATTAAACCCGGAATTCATCATACTCTGCAATTCTTGGAATCTTTGTGATTCAGGACCAGTTAATAAACCTTTCCGTTGGGCATCCCCTAATTTTTTATATTCCGCAGCAGTTTCTTCTACAAATTTTATTTCATTTTTTGCTTTTCCCATTTTTTCTTGGGCAAGTAAAATAGTATTCCTTAATTCACTTTGGTACTTAGCACTTTCTTCTAAATATTCTTTACTTGATTTATTTTTGACATTTTTGAGTTCTTTTTCTTTACTTATTAAAGCATTAACTTTATCATTTACAAGTTCATAACCATGAATAATATCTGCACGTATTTCAGGTGTTGCCGCTATTTCCGCATTTAATTGTGTCATTGCAAAATCAATATCAGCAACTTCTTTTAACATTTTTTTAGTACCTAACCCTTGCAGATATTCAATTTTTGGTCCTTTTTGGGAAGGTAAAGGTATTGCCCCAAATTTAAGTGCACCTTTAATACGATCCCAAAAACCTATTTGTGCTTCACCACCTTCACGTAAAACTTTATCCCGTTTTGCCCGTAATTCAGCTATTTCACCTAATTTAATTTCAAAAGCTAATCTTGCAGATAAAGAAGAATTATAAGCATCAACGGCTGTTTTTGCTGTACCTAAACGAACGGCTTCTTCATCTAAATTACCGAGATATTCTGGAGATATCTTATTTATTTCACTTATTGCTCTAAGACGTTGTTCTTTTGAAATATTTTCATTTTGTGCAATAGATAAGTATGTTTCTAACATTGATTTTTCAGAAGAAATACTTTCATTTACTTTATCATTTGCTTCTTTAAGTAATTTCTGTGCTCCTGTTAATTCTTTAGTTTTATTAGTCCATTTAATTATTAAAGGCACTAAAATAAATAATACCAATAACCAATTAGATAAAAGAAATTTACCAACAGTAAGTAATGCAGTTCCAAGTCCTTTAATACCTTTAGTAAATCCAGACATAACAACACTACTTTTTTCAGCAGCGTGTCTTTGTGCTAATAATGATTTATGATGTTCTCTTATCGCTTTATTTGTTGTATTGTTTGCAGCAAGTAATTGTTGATGTCGTAAAATTGATTCTTGGTAAGCAGCGTTACGAGCCTTTACCGCAGCAGCTTCAAGTTTTGTTGCTTCAATTTGTAATAATGTAGCCTTTTTATTTAATGCTTTATTCTTTGCTGATGCTGCCGTTACTGCATTAGCTTGTTTATCTACTTGATTTTTAAGTTGCCCTACTTCGATTGCTTGTAATTCTGCTGCGGATGCCAATTTTTGTGCTGCCGCTTGTTCCAACAATGCAATATTACGTTGTTCAGCAACCATTCTCGACATAGAAACAGTTAAATTATTTTTCTTTGCAGCAGCATCAGCAATACCCAATGATGATTCATATCTTTGTTGTGCTGTTACTGCTGAATTAGTAGCATGAATACTTGCTTGTAACAAACGTGTTTGAAGTTCTACTGAACTATTATATTTATTTTGTAAAATTGTAAGTTTTTGTTGTTCTGTTGCTAATTTAGTAGCTTGTATTGGTATTTGATTCTTTACTTTATTAAGACTTTGATTAGCAACCATACTCGCTTTAACTGCCATTGTTGCTTTATTCTGCACAGGCATTGGAATTACACCTGCTATTTTTGATTTATTTCCAGTAAGTAAAGCCTGTTGTGCAAGATTATTCTTTACTTTTGCAGAAGTATTTGCATTTATAACCGCAGTTTGTCTTTGAACAGCTACTGTTTGGGCATTTACAGCATTATTCTGATTATTAAGTGCATTGGTTGTATTATTTATACCTTTAATCCAACCTCCGGTAAATATATATTTTGCAACAGCTTTAATTTCATTAAATCCAGCTTTCAATAAAGAAAGTAGTAATAATAATGGCCCACCAGCGATTGTAATTCCTAAAATTTTAGCAATAAAATCTTGTGAATCTTTAGAAAGCCCTCCGAACCAATCTCCAAAATCTTTAAATGCCCTGCCTATACTTTCAACAATAGGTAATACACTACGGGAAAGAGCCTCGCCGAATTTAATTAACATTGATTGCCCTTCGGCTACGGCGGAATTAAGTTTGAATTTAAGCGTTTCCGAGGCAGCAGCAAACGCATCACTAAGGGCTGAACTTGAATTTTGTGTATTCTCAAATACTTCGTTTACTTCAGCAACATCCATTTGAAGTAAAGAAATAACACCCATAAACGCACGTATATTTGGAAAGACACGTGCCATTGATTCTTCACCAAAACGTTCGGTTAAATCACCTAAAGTTCGTAGGGTATGTAATAATCCTTGATTTTCCAAAGAATCACGCAACTCCCCGGCACTTGTCCCCATTGCTTTTAAGGCATCTCTCGTTTGTTTTGAAGGCTTTGTAAGCGTAAACAATGTTTGCCTTAAATAAGTGGCTGCCGTTGCCGCAGGCATCCCTAAACGGGTTAAGGCGGCCAAAGCACCACCTACTTCGTGGAATTGTACCCCCAACTTTGCTGAAATAGGAATTACGGTAGCAAACGCACGAGTAAGGTCTTCGGGTTCACCTTTACCTTCACGTACAGCCATTACAAGTACGTTGGTTGCTTCGGCAGCACTTAAAGTCGAAGCACCATAAGCATTCATAGCCGAGGTTACAATATCGGCTACTTGTTTTGTTTCACCTAAACCGGATGCTGCCGCTTGTGCCGAAATCTTTAAAATATTCATTGATTCAGCACCCTTGAAACCTGACGAAGTAATATAGTATAAAGCATCGGCAAGTTCATTTGCCCCTTTACCTAAATCACCCGACATATTAAGTACATCCTTACCCCAAGCCTTTGCCTGTTCGTCGGCTATACCTACCAAACCAACAATTTTGGCTATGCTAAATTCAAACTTTGCAAAATTCGCTAATGCTGCTCCTGCGAATATACCCGCAGGTAAAGATGCGAATTGGGTCATAGACCTCCCTAACTGCATCATGGAAACTTGTGCTTTCTTTACAGTTGCTTCCATTAACTGTATTTCACGCATCGCACGTTGAGTTCCTACGGTAGTAACCCCAATTACGATTGACATTTGCCCCATTAAACTCATAGCCTTTTATTTTTTAGGAATTGTCCGTACCCTTTTCACATCTTTACTACCTTCCTGCGATCTTGCTAACATCATCAAAGCATTTTTCATTTCTTCTACGGATTGTACCTTTTCCTCTTTCGGGGCGGTTGAATCCCAATTTAAAATAAAATCTTCAAATTTTGTTAGTTCTGTACCTTTCTTACTATAAGCCTGAATAAACAAATTTGTTATTGTCCAAGCCAAATAAGAAATACGTTGATCCTCTCTCCATTTCCCTATTGGGTCTATTGCGTTGTAAGCCTCCCATTCCGCAAGTTGACGACTTGTTAATTGCCGTAAAAGAACGTCGGGATGAATTATTTTTAATTCTCGACAGAGTTGGAATTGGAACTGTCGGTCTGGTCGGCTTCTGAGTTTTTTAGGATTTCCTCTTTTTCCTGTTCGCTAATAGCGTTAAGTTTCTGTGCAGCCGTAACAATACGTTCCATATTGGTTGCACTCATCATCTTGTTAAGGACTTTTGCATCTTCAGGTTTAAAGAGCAAATTGCCTTCGGCATCACATACGGTAACAACAGCAAGTTTAGCACGAAAATCTTCAAGCGTAGTTTCATATTCTACACCTTTGTTTTTGTTACCTGAAGGTTTTTGTTTTAGCATTGATTGTTCCCATACGTCCTTTTCATGTCCTGTCATTTCACGTACAAAAACATACCCTTTTGAAAGTTCAACTTTTTCAACTTTCAGATCATCCTTTTGAAGAAGGGCTTCACGTGTTAATAAAATCATTTCACTCATTTTGATTAATTTTTAGAATTGTTATAAAAATATAAAAAATACTTGATTAGTACTAAATTAAATGTTAATTAGATGAACCACTACCGGAATTGACGGTCACTTTTCCGGAAACCTTAATGGTTACATTGGCGGTGATTTTATCATCCGTAGGAATTTCCAACGGTAATTCGGTTACATAACCACAGAACTCAAACGATGTATTATCATCATCCGGAAGAACAATTTCATAATAATGAGGCTCATCATCCTCAAAATCTGCAAATACAACATCATAAGTTGTACGTGTGAAATTCATAGTCAACGAAACGGTTCCACCATCTCGAAAACCTGTAATAAACTCACGGAATCCACCCGTACTGTCAAGAGACGTTACATCAATAAAATCCCTTGTCATAGAAGGTCCGGAAATACTGTTTACTTCCGCAAGTTTGACCCAAGTAGAGCCATTCCAACGTTGAAAAACAGTTCCTACACCTGAAATAGCATTACTGCTACCTGCTACACAACCCATAATAATTTACCTCCTTAAAATTAAAATTAATAATCTTAAACATACACTTAATACCTACGTTGAATGTAGAAACTTACAGTAAAACGCACCCTTTGATTCTTGTCGTAATCCAAAAGTGCAGGACCACCTATACAACGAATCAAAGTATAGAAAGAATCATTCCACGATATTTGCCCTCTACCATGTAATAAATCCTTAATATTAGAAATTACCTCCCACCCTTCCAAATAGTTGTTGGCACGAACACGAATTTGAATAGTAGGATACTCATAGATTTCATTCCGATCAAATGTCATTTGTGGGGGAATTGTCCCCGTTTCAAATATAGTAATTGTATTGAACGGCTCGGCTGGTTCTTTACCAAGAAATATCGGATAAAGGTCTATATCACACCCCGACGATGTTTCTGAAGAAACTGCTTGTGCATAATATTCAAGCATCTGTTTAATATCTAAGGCAGTTGGATTGCTCATACTATTGCGGATTTAGCATAGATTTTAATAAGATACAACATTGCTTCCTTATCGTTTTGCAAATGTATGCGAAACCATTCAGGGCCAGAACCCGGTAAAGTCCATTGTACATCATCATACGGTGGTTCTGTCATTTCATGCACGTATGGAAAATACGGAGCACCTTCTGGTGGTGTATCATCTTTATACCCGAATTTAATAGCAGGGCCACTTGGGGTATCTATGACTTCTTTATAAAAAGCATCCCGTAAATTACCTGTTTTTTCAGGAGTCATTGGGCGTTTAGTATTCATGCTATTTTCAAGGAAATCAACAGCAATTTCTAACCCTTCACGTGTACGACCGTATAGCTTCATCATTTGTATATCAAAACCTCTTTGTACGTTACTATGAACAATCATACGCATATTGATACCAAATTTATTAGACATTGAAGCCATACGACCAGAAGGTGTATCAAGCCATCTTGCCCCACCACGACCATGATAAAAATTAGAAGTACGTCCCATAATTATTTACCTTGTTCGTATAACCAAGCAGTACGTACAAATTCATCATTCTTAAACGCCATCGGTATTTTATCAAAACGATGAATTACATAAGCATTCATAATACTAATCGGGTTTGTTAAATCAGCCCCAAGAGCCGTTAAACCTGCCAAAGTACCAAGATACATATAACCTTGTAAATCCAAATCCTGTGTAACCAAAACCGAAGCCTTACAAATCAATAAATTTGCAGGGAATCCGGTAGAGAACCAACCAATATCAACCTGTGTTTTATTTTCCCAACGACACGGTATTTCAACAGGGGTAGCAAAGGTAAACCCACCGTACCCATCATTTTGTGGATTCCCCCAATAAACGGCTGTTTCGACACAAAACTTTGCAGCAATTTTTTCAATACCTTTTGCCATTGTTAATCAAAATTAGGAATTGCGTGTACCCAAGCATTAGACTTACCTTTTGCAATATTAACCAAAGTTCCAGAGATATCCAAACTTACAGCCATTTGTCCGTAAGTTGAACCTAAAAGACCTTCACCCCAAGCACCTGCATATTTAACGTAAGCACCGCCAGCACCAGCTTCTTTGTAAACCCGTTCACGTGTTACGGAAATCATATGGGCAGACATCCACATTTCTATCTGGGTTAATAATTCTGTGCTTAATCCTTTCGTACCAAGCAAGGCTGTTACGAAAACATTTGCACTATTAATAAACCCTTCGATAACATCTTCATCT